ATCCCACCCATGCCCATTACGGCATTCATAGCCATACGGGCAGCGGTGCCTGTCGCAGCGTAACCGGCACGCCGCAACAGGGGCATAGCAACATTTTGAAACACTACATCACCTGCTGCTGCAGCGCCTTGGGCGACTGCATTCAATCCTTGCGCAACGTAAGTATCCTGTTCAGCTTCCGTATGGAACGGCTCGAGGTTCGAAGAAACATCTGCCGCCGCAGACATAATACCAGGCGAATTCGAAGCTGCCTGGGTACCGATAATAACTCCGTCCTTGTTGGGAATACCTTCGGACAACAACAAGTGCTCGAACGTAATAGGCGACAATGTTGCTGGAGCACCTGTCACCATGACAACGATAGCAGCCCAACCATAGTCTGACTGGAACGTAACACCACCTGCCGATCCAAGATCAGCATTGGGGGAACTGTACCGGAAACCGGTATCATCCAGCCACTTGTTAATAACAGTCAGAGGCGACTGAGTAAGGCTGGCGAGGGTAACACGCTTATAATACTGACTCGACGACATCTGTGAAACAGTAGTGGGATATTGCCACGTAGACACGTTCAAATTCGTCTCAGTAGAAAGACAAATATGGACAAACCCACTAGCGGTAGTCGGAGACAGCTGACTGCTCAAACGGATAGCATGTGCAACCGGACGAGTTAACTCGATCGCTGCGACATAGTTAGCCTTCTTAGAGCGGTCTACTGCATTTGTAGCATATGCAGCACCCCAGGAAACAGATCCTACATTGGGAGTAGCCTGAATGGTACCCCAAGTGTACTGAGGGCGAAACGCCATTGCAAGAGTCTGAGACGCTGTACCACCGAGCAAGTCCGGTTGATCTGTATCAGCAGTTGCAATACTGGGGATAGTATTAGAATCAGGAACCTTAGCGCCAAGCACCATACTCTCGAAGGGATCTAGCTGGGCCATAATGAACTTCGCACTAGGCGTAAGTTCTCCTGGACACACGCAGGATTGCCCTCGACCACGACGTGGAGTAGTCTGACGACGACGACGACTAGGCGCGCGACGACGAGCAGCAGCCCGACGGCGACGCGGAGCAGCACGGCGGATATTACGACGGGAACGGGAATAAGTAACCATTGCGTAGAAGACCTCAAAAGGGAGAATGACGAGTGAGCGTCACATAACTAACTTGAAGTACGAAACTTCAACATGCGACACTCATCTCTTGATGAATACTAGATTTTTAACCAATCAAAATTGGTTATTTTTAATTATTTAGCCAATGGCAGTGGAGAGATTTGCACCACTGCACATTAGCATCCCTGGTAATAATAGAGATTCGCTGCTGTGCAGCGCCTCTCTTTCGCTTCGCTCCCCAGGGATGCAATGTGCCATTATCGATTATGCGCTCTCGCGCCTGGTGTTTTACTATAAACAACTACTCTACCGAAGAGTTCGAAGGATTAAAAAAGGTCCCCGCGCAGTACATCGTCATAGGCCGAGAAGTGGGTGACCATGGAACACCTCACCTCCAAGGCTATGTATACTTCACTGACGCCAAATCAAGATCGAGCGTCAGCAAGATGTTTCCTCGTTCGCATTTGGAAAAGCGTTTCGGAACGAGTACGCAAGCTGCTGAGTACTGCAAAAAAGACGGAGACTACTGGGAACACGGGGAAGAACCCGTGGAACCTAGTGAGGCCCGAGAACGAGGAGGAAAGTCGACCAAGATACTATGGGACAAGATACTTGAACACGTACGAAGAGGAGATACCGAATACGTGGCAGTCAACTACCCTAAAATCTACATCCAGCTCAAGCCAAGACTGGAGTCCCTCCACGCCCCCACTGTGGCACCCATGTCTGGAGAGCTTCTTCACGAGTGGTGGGTTGGAGAATCTGGAACGGGTAAGTCCAAAGCATTGTGGGAACTGTACCCAGCCCACTTTGAGAAACCACTCAACAAGTGGTGGGATGGTTACAAACACGAAGAGATAGTGGCGATCGAAGAGTGGTCGCCACAAAACATCTGTACATCATCTTCACTGAAGAGATGGGCAGATAGATATCCATTCGCAGGCGAGATCAAGGGTGGTGTAATGCAAAGATTACGCCCACGGAAGATCATCGTGCTGTCCAACTACCGTCCGGATCAGTGTTTCACCATGGTCGAAGACCTAAACCCAATTCTACGACGCTTCACAATCCTAGAATTCCCAAAGGACATACAGCGCGCGAGGTTCCGCGCGGCATGGTTTAACGAACAGCCAGAAGAGAAAACCCAAGAAAGTGACTCCGACCTGTCTGTAGACAGTGTACTACCAGACATTGATATTGATACATGGTTTAACTAACACTAATGCTAAGTTACGGCCTTCCGACCTCGCTCCTAACGGAGCTCGACGGCCTACCTAGTTCGTTACCGGGACTCTACGCCCCCTCCCTTCGCTTCGCTACGGGGGGGAGACCCCCCGCTTCGCCCGGATTATTAGATAGTCATTCGAAGGTTGATGTAAACCTCGAGTGTGTATTTTAGCATGTCTCTTATGACATATAGTTTAAAGTAGATATACGTTGTAACTTCAACATATAAGTACTATCCTACACGTTGAAGTTAGAACATCTAATGTCTACGTCAACGTATAATATGGAAGAACTGTACATATACATACATACACTAGTATAGTATGGTACTCTCTTAAAGTTTGTATAGAATACAAGAACCTAGTCTATATGGTACCCCCCTTGTAAGGGGGGGACAGTAGCGGACAGAGTGGACGGAAACCTTTGTGAGTGGACGTAACCATCTCATTCCTCAATCTGCCGAGTACCCCCCAGTGTAACCAACATGAGTACCCCACGTGAGATCCTGAAGTCAAAGCCAGAACCAGTGGAACTAGCACCCGCGCCGACTGCGTCGAACACTCTGCTGTTCCAGATGATGCTGCACTTCCGAGCCCAGGCTGAAGGACTAGCTCGAGAGAACGCAACTCAGCGTGACGTGATTGCCATGCGCGAGTACGAGCTCGCGCAACTCCAACACGACAACCACGACTACATCGTGGCCAACAGACGTGGTGCTGAGATGGTGCAGATGAAACACCAAGCTGGTCTGATGCTGACGGACTGCACTGACCGATTCGGCAACCTGCTCGGTACCATGCGTCGCGAGGTCCCGGAGACAGGTGCCTACATGCCGGAGGCTGAGCGTATCCTCCTTCGGGCGGATCACGCCATCCACATGTTACACGGAGTCAACTGGGTCGACCTAACGGCCGACACCGAGATGGAAGATAACGACGATGATGGAGAAGAGACCGAGACTGACGATGAGATAGAGCTTTAATATACCTTCGTTTGCTACGTTTGACTACGGTTGAGAGGCTCTCCATTAGGGGGTCCTTCTCTAATAACATCATGTCTCTTATGACATATGTGTCTTATGACATATAATGATATATTTATAATTCCTTATATGTGCTACGCACATCTAAGAAATTAATTTTAATTTTTTTCTTTCTTGGGGAAACCCGCCCCGAACCCCTGTTCGTTTATGATTCATCAAGCATTTCAATACCCCATTCTTCTATTTCCATAGGCATCCCGGGCTCGTAAGCCCGTTGACGACGGTTGTAGCGAATGGTCTCGAGACGGGAACGGCGTTGATTCGCAGTTACCCTGGTATTTGAACTCGGAGGAGCATTTCGAGGTTGGTAGGTACGATCGCCATGAATGACGTGTTCTACTACCTCCCGCACGATGACAGCAGCACCGGGGTCATCTAATTGATAGCAAGGCGTTGTGAGTTGCTGTTGATGCCGGACATCCCACCCATGCCCATTACGGCATTCATAGCCATACGGGCAGCGGTGCCTGTCGCAGCGTAACCGGCACGCCGCAACAGGGGCATAGCAACATTTTGAAACACTACATCACCTGCTGCTG